TTTAGGTACTACAAACTCTTTTACATCCTGTGTTGCTTTGTTTTCGTAGATAAGCACTGCTTCTCTTGGGTAATCTGGTAGTTCTAACAACTCGGCAAGCTTCATATAAATTTGTACTTGAGTAATGTGCTTAGCAAAAGGCTCTTTAATATCTGCCCAAATCTTTTCCATATTACCGCTGTGCTGTGCTACTAGCTCTGGGTTTTCCCAACGGATAGTTCCAATACCGATAGATTTAACCTCTAACATTAGTGGGTCACCTAGGTTTACTAACCACCCATCAGCATGACCTGAAATGCGCAAAGGCTCATAGAACAACGGAACTTCACAATACTCAAGTGGCCCTTCGTGACAGTCAGAGCCGCCAAAGAAGTACTCGTCACAGTCTTTGCAATACCACTTACCGTATAGACAGTTCATTTCTTGGAACCACTTTTGCCACTTAGCGTGGATACCATGGCCTTCAGCAAAAACGGATTGTAATCTAAGACTGTTGGTTCTATTACTTTCTAGAGGGTAGTGACCCTTTAACTGAAAGTAAGAAGCGCGATAACACCACTCACCGCTTGCCATCTCTGATGGATGCAACACATCGGTGCGGCGGCTCATGTCTTTTGGTTTAGAAAGAACATGTCTCTCTACTGAAGTTAATACTCTGGTTGGTTTTTTACCAGCGTTTACAAAACTCTTTAATGCTCCTGAAGGCTTGTACTTAGGCTGTGTCATATTCAGACCCTATCACATATCAAAGTCAAGCACCCACTCCTCGAGGGTCTTTCCTTCTTTTTTAGCTTTACGTTTTAACGCGTTGCGTTCGCGATGTGACATGCCACCCCAGATACCGTGCTGCTCATCCATTGACTCTGAATATAGTAAACACTCTTTACGCACAGGGCACTCTGGCAAACCATCCTTACCAAAACACACTGCTTTAGATACGGTTGCTATCTTTTTATACTTTGCTTTATCTCTTGGTGGGTACCACAACTCTGTATCCATACCGCGACACTTGGCTTTATGTCTCCAGCCCTCTACGTGTCCGACGTCTTCGTGCACTCAATTAACTCCTGAAGTCTCTGGCGTAGTTCCAAAAAGTCATCTTCAGTTAGCATCACATAATTTTCATTGTTGAGACTAAAACCGAGGACAGGCATACGACTGTCAAGAATTGCTTCTGTAACAATCTTTTCTAGAACCGTAGCTTTAATGGTTACGGTGGCTTTGCCAGTCCACTTGTGTTCTATTAACAAGTCTTTAGACCGAACATCACCTTTACGACTCCAAAATGCACCGCTGGCAGCTGTACGCTGTCCACCTACTGCTTTTGCTAGTCGGTCCTCGTGCTTCTTCGACTCCTTTTGTCCTTTACTCCTCATTCTCGGCTACCAACTTGGAGCCTGCCTTGATGGAGTCAAGTACATCGCGTTCTAAAGTCTCTTTTAAATCAATTTCTTCCCGTATAGCGTCAAGCATAGCATCAGAACCCTGCCACTGTCTATCCGCGTAACGGTAGTAGGCACCAGCCCTACTGATTACCTTGTTTAGTATGCCAATAGCAAGGATTTCTTTAGCAAAATCAATGTCGCCAGCATGCAAACCGTTGCCCTTTGAGAAGTAGAAGTCAAAGGTAGCCACCTGTGATGGTGGGGCTGACTTGTTCTTAATAACTCTGGCCTTAATACTCTGCCCTACACGACGCTTATCTTGTCCAGTTCCTACCTCAATCCAGTCGTCACGACGAACCTCAATACGGGTAAAGAACGCATAGTCTTTACCCAAACCACCTGGAGTAGTGCGGGGGTCGCCATACATAACGCCAATCTTGGAGCGCCACTGGTTAATAACAATACCAATAAATGGACGTTCTTCTTCTGTAAGACTTCTCTTAGACGCTTTTCCTACCTTACGGAAAAACTTATTAGTTAGAAGGGCGCTACGACCTACAGTAGATTCCTCCATCTCCTTATCGTTTTCTGTTGTAGGGACCAAGGCAGGTAAAGAATCAATAACAATACAATCGACCGCTTTACTTTCTGTAAGCTGGATGACAGATTCATATGCTTGCTCCATAACGTTAGTTGAAACTACGTATACACGAGTGGAGTCTACGCCACACATCTCTGCGTATGTAGGAACCCACTGCTCTGCTGCTACCCACACAGTTGTAAACTCTGGGTCGCGCTTTTGGTTAGCAGCAATAGTTTTTAATGCAATAGCGGTTTTACCATTACTAGCTTCACCAATGATTTCATGCCACTGGTTTACTGGCCACCCACCGCCTAATGCAACGTCCAGTGATACTGAGCCAGTTGTGTAACGCTTAGCAACATCAGTCTTAATGTCAGACCCGAGAATGATGGTGTCATCCCCGTACTTCTTGTTAATATTCTTTAAGACTTTTATTAACTCTGCATTCATTAAATGTGTCCTATGATTGTGTTTGGATTAAAACCGCCTGCTTGTACTTGTTTTGCTGCTTGAGTAGGGCCGTCTGCTCTTGGGCTATTTACTCCAGAAACACCAGTTCCAGATTGAACAATTGGATAACCGCAATCATAGCAGCGTTTGCGAGACTCAGGAGTTGCCCCACCGTAGTTGTTACTTCCACATCCAGGACAACGTTCTGATAAAGGCACTGTTTGTTGAACTGTTGGGTATGAAGGAGGTTGTTGATAAACAGGTTGTTGTTGTGGTTGAACCTGTGGTGCTACTGGCTGAGGTCTTGGAGCGGGTGTGCTCCCTAATTTGTTAGCCCACCAATTACTGCTCATCGTCCTCATCCTTTCTATAAGCTAGGTCAGTTGAGTAAACTTCCCCAGGTACTATTAAACCAAGTTTCATGGCGGTTGACAAGCCGCCTAATAAAGCTGAGAAACCAATCATTCTATACATCATATGCATCATTTCAGTCTCTCTTTCAATTTCTTTTTCTAAAAACCCATCTGGTTCTCGTTTTTTAATTTCATCTATTTGCATAGCAACAATGACATCAGCACCTAGCTCTGCAATCGTGGATATAAAAGGTATTAAATACTCAACGTTATCTAGACGTGCTTCGCTTTCGCCAGTCTCATGCTCATGTCCCTCATCACTTACAGGGTTCATGCCTAACAGTAAAGCTAACTCGTTTGGGTGCTCAGATAGGTCCGTGTCGTATAGATACCAACGCATCAACGTTCCTAACGGTATCTCTTCCTTAAAGTTCTCAAAAGATACGTTAAAGGACTCTCCACCTTTTTTAAAGAAACGATTAAACCAACTCACTTTGCCTCTCCCCATCGCTGAACAACCTTTACATCTGCAATAAGCGGTACCTCTAGTAAGTTGATGCCTTCCATTGCTTCTCTAATAGCCTCTTTTGTTTCTTCAACAAGATTGTCTGGGGTTAAAGTAACAAGTTCATCGTGTACGGTTAACAAGATACTAGCCCCCTCAGGAATCATCTGATGAGCCCTAATCATAGCAAGCTTCATGATGTCAGCAGCAGACCCTTGGATACGTGTGTTGAACGCCTGACGCTCAGCCCCGCCACGCTTTAGGAAATCTCTAGAGTTAATTTCAGGTAAGTAACGCTTGCGCCCCATCAGGGTGGATACATACTGTTTACTTCTAGTAGCCCCAATAACCTTAATGCGATAGATATTTACGGACTTAAACTTATCCGCAAAGTTTCCTAATAAAGTACGTGCTTCGGTAACGGTACATCCAATAGAACGAGCAATCTTATCTGGACCTACGCCGTATGCCATAGATAAAACAAGAACCTTTCCAGCCTGACGGTTTACCTTCATGACATCTCCAACAGTTGTATAGATGTCTCCACCTTCTACATAGTTTTTAACCATGGTTGGGTCCTTAGACATAGAAGCAATGATGCGAGGTTCAATCTGTGAGTAGTCAGCGACCACTAGTTTGTATCCTGGCGGTGCATAGAACAGGTTACGGATAGCCTTACCATGCGCAGTTGCTGGGTTAGGAACATTCTGCAAGTTTGGGTTACGACTAGAGAACCGACCAGTCTCAGCTCCATGTTGAATAAAGTCAGCGTGGATACGCCCGTCAACTAATAGGCTTTCCTTGTACTCTACTTTAGATTTACCACCAACAGTACGGACAACGTCACCTCCCAGGTATGGGATTACGTACGTGCTCTGTAACTTATTTAAATCTGCGTAGGTGAGCAGAGCGTGAACTAACAGGTTCTTCTCACGATAAGGCTCTAATGCCTCAGCTGACACAGAATAATCTACGTAGTCTAGGTCTATACCCTTCATCTCTTTGTCTTGACCCTTTGCTGTAAGAATCTTTGGGCTTAATCCTTGACCACCATCGGACTTCTTGCTGTATAGGAGGTACTGCTTTTCTTGGTTAGAGTTAATGTTAAATACTCGACCAGCAATCTTATAAATCTCAGCCCTAGCTTTTTCTATATCTATCTCTAACTGGGTATTAAGTATAGCTAGCTGCTCGGTGTCAATAGGTGCGCCATGCAACTTCATATGACATAAGACTTCTAATACGCCCATCTCTAGGTTCATAATATTATCTAGGTCAGCTTCTGTAATCTTTTTAGCTACCTCTTTCCACAGTAAGAAAGTGTACTTTGCATCTAGGTATGCGTATTTAGCCACAGTGCTAAACGGGTGAACCTCTACCTGAGCGCCAACACCCTTCTCCATCTCATAACCCAACTCGCGCTTTAAACAGTCGTCAAGGCCACACTTGTTTTTATTACGGTTGTCATATACAAATGAGCCAACCATAGTGTCAAAGTAAGGGCCTGTAGGTATTTTTTTATCTAGATACTTAGAGACAGAGCATAAATCAAAGACTAAGTTGTGACCTACTTTTAACTTGTCACTAAAAAATAAAGGTTTTAATGCTTCAAAGACTTCGGCTGGGAAGAGTTGTTCAGGAGCAGGGCCGAAAGTTTTAGTAGCTTTTTTGCGGTCACGAGAGTAATCACTCTCTCTAGCCTGTAAGCCCGCGAGAACGCGCTTCTCTCCTTGCCCCGTGAGTGGGAAGCTCTCTGATATAAACTCACCATTTGGGTGGCCCAACGGAATAACATCCCCGCGACCATGTGTCGCAAGGCTAATCCATAATACTTGGTTGACAACTGGAACTCCTCGTCTTGCTCCAACAGTTTCTACGTCAAAAGCAAAAGCATCTTGCTTAAGATAGTAGACAACCATCTCATCTAACTGTTCTCTTGTTGTAATAATGTTCAATTGATACCCCTTAAGAGTCTGGGGAGCCATATTAGAAAGGGGATTAAGAACATGGCTCCCCAGAACGCTAGTTGTTAGAGAAGTGAGTTGGCGATTTCTTCAAGTTCCGCCCATGTGTGTTCCTTAATAACGGAACGTTCGAACGGCTTGATTTCGGCAACACCCTTTTCTGCCATGTCTGAATCGATTCCCCAGTCTTCCATGAGGTCGCGTGGCTTAACTGCGTTGAGGTGATACACAGTTTGCTGCATCTTTCCAGTGCGGCTAATAGCCCAGTAGTTCTTGGTCAAAGGACCTTGTGGTGAGAACTCTGCTGCGTACAATGTTTTGTACAAGCGAGGGCTTGCGATAAGCATCTGACGTACAACACCTGCTGGAGTAACCACTGCCATCGTGAATGCTCTCTTGTCTTCAGGCTTGCTGCCTAGCTTTACGCATAGTGGGTCGTTAGCCCCTAGTGATACATACGAGCGCTTGCCCACAGTTTTCTGCTGTAGGAAGTGTTGCTTGTAGATAGCAAAGGGACCATTCTGGTCAATGAACTTAACAATTGTGAACTCACCATCAACAAACTTAAATTCTGTTGGGTAGTCACCTGCGGATACGGTGAGCTTTTCGGCTGCATCCCATCCTGATTGTACTGCGTTACTGCTTGATTGAGTCGGACGCTCATCAATTTGTGAGTCCACTGAGAACTCGTCTACTTTTGGAAGAAAATCTTCCGTGCGATTGATTGACATATCATTCCTTTGTTTCGTTTGTTTTAGCATCTTCGACTTGGATACGTTTCCAAGTATCAGCAATAGCATTTGTTAATTGCTGATTTGGCCAGTCTATACGTTTCACGTGCAAAACTCCAGACTTACCAAACAGTTCAACAACTGCTTCTATCTGGGCCCGAGAGTACAGTCTCCGACCTTTATGGTCATCCCCGTTACGGTTCTTCTTTGTGGGAAGTCGGTAAGGTGATGGCGGTAGGTATCCCTCTTTAATCCATGTACGGACTGTTATTACAGGTCTTCCTAACGCTTGTGCGAGAGCGCCAATGGTATAGAACTCTATGTCCTTACCATTAGGTAGAGTCTTTTTATAGGATGTTGTATCCCATGTATCTGGAACATCTACCTCGGGCTTTTTTAATTCCCGACGCTTTCGTTTACTGTTTGGATAATAAGTATCCAAATCAGAAAACATCTTATCTATCTCGTCTGACATTTAAGCCTATTACTTTCCTACAATAAATGCATAAGTAACTTTAGATGGGAACATCGTGTCAATGTCATCCTCTGTTAAATACCCCTCATAGAAAGCAGCCATGATTGCTGCTTCATCAATTTGTGGAACCATCTTAATACACTTATCGCGGATACCTTTTTTAGTAAGGATATCTTCTGCTACATCCATGTCTAGGTTTTTTGCAACACGACGTTGCTTCATAATAGTTACATCTTGTTCCTCTGACATCTCTGCAGGGACTGTAAGAACAATGTGACCGCGTTCATCGGCGGCGCCAAACTCATCAATAGACTGAGTTAGTCGACCTTTAATTTCTGTTTGTCTTTTACTTAAAAAATCTACTTCATCTTTAAGTTTTTGATATTGATTAATAAACGAGCGGATAGCTGTTGTATCCATGAAAATCCCCTATCTGTTGAACTTGGTTATAACCTAATACCAAGTCCTAGGGTCTGTCAACTTACTATTTGGCGTTGTTAGCCTTGATTCCTCTGTAGCCAGTCTTCTTCTTGTTCATGCTGCCAGGCTTCTTATAACCAGAGCCATTGGGGGTTGACGCTTGGCGTTGAGCCAAGGCCTTGGCAATCTTATCGTGGTGCTTGCCCATGTTACTTGTTAAGATAATCCTCTAGCGCTTTGATAATGACGCTTGTAACGGTAATCTTCTCTGCCTTAGCCTTCTTTTGGACAGCGGTCCATAGGCTATCAGATACGCGGATAGTACGCGTTGGGGTCTTAGGTGCGTTAGGCATCCTATAAGTATACCTGCCCAACGATTATCGTTGGGTGTAAAGCTCCCACCCATGGATTCGAACCACGATAGACGCCTCCAGAGGGCGCCGTCCTGCCGTTAGACGAGGTGGGACTGGAGCGGTTGACGAGGCTCGAACTCGCGACCTGCACCTTGGCAAGGTGCCGCTCTACCAACTGAGCTACAACCGCATCGCTGCCCCACCTGGGCTCGAACCAGGGACCTAGCGATTAACAGTCGCTCGCTCTGCCAGCTGAGCTATAGGGCATTAAACATTTGCTGCAAGTAAAAACTGTCTCAAGCTACCAACACTCAATGGTACTCCACCATCTTCTGTCATGCCAGTGCCGTCAATGATAGCGTTAGCAACAGAGTTTTTCTGTTGCAGCGCCTCGTGTTGACGCTCTTCAATTGAGCCAGCGATAAGAATATCTTGGATTACGATTGTGGGCCACGTGGAGGACGCTCTTTGAATACGACCATTCCTTTGCGTAGCGTTTCCTGAACTCCAAGGTAAATCATAGTTGATAAGAAGGTTAGCAGCAGGGAGGTCCACACCGTAGCCCCCAGCATCAGAGCTAACAAGAACACGAATAGTGGGGTCAGTGTTGAAGGCAATTTTATTTTCTTCTTTGGTTTTAGCATCTAGTTTTCCCGAGTACTTTCTACACATGTCAACGCCCAGTGCGTCAACGACTTTATCTAACATATCTACATAGGTAGCAAATATAACTACCTTGTTGTCTTCGCTCTGTTCTAGGTGGTCTTTTACATATTGAACTAGGTAATCTAATTTAGGAGAGTTAGTTAATCCGTCTAACTTACCAGTGTCTACAAGCTCAGCAATATAAGCTGAGCCTTCTCCACCCATCTGTTTAAACTTTTTAGCGCTAGTTGTTAACAACTCTGGGTGAGAACACAGCATCTTTAATGCGCCAATCTTAGACATAATCTTGCCACGCATTTCATCCTCTGGACCGCCTCGACGAGACTCAACGCCGTAGTGAGCTAGAAGATTAAAGTTATGGCCAAATAAATCCTGAGCTTCATCCAGGTCATTAATCAAATCTGAAGTTACCTGACCGTATAACTTAGATGCCCTGCGGTCAAAGAAAATCTTTATAGGGTCTTTGTGGATAGTGTCTGGCAAGTAAGGGGCGACATCTGGGTCTTTCTGAGCTTTACGTACAGAAGCTTCTTTCATCTTCTCATGCAGGGTCTTTAAGTTACGGTAGTACTGGGGAGCTCCCCAAGAATTTCTTACAATAAAAGCAGCATCAAAGATGTCAAACCTACCAAGTACGCTGGCGTCAACGAACTGCATAATGCTATACAGCTCTTCAGGCTTGCCATTTTCAATCGGAGTACCAGTGAGTGCAAATCTATATTTAGCATTGATTAACTTCTTTACTGCTCTGGAGCGCTTGGATTTGAAGGACTTGATGGCTGTGGCTTCGTCAAGTACAACGAATCCTCGTGGTAGTTCTTTGATGGAATCCCAGTCGTTAACAACCTGCTCGTAGTTAAGAACGATGTAATCAATCCCTGTAGTCCGCCAGTCCATGGCTTCAGCGTACTGCTCTGCACGTTTCTTCGGCGTTCCATCAATAACCAAAGCCTTTGAAGTTCCATTAGTAAATTTCTCAATCTGGTTAGCCCACTGATACTTCAATGAGGATAGACATATTATAAGACCTGGCTCTGTAATTTTGTTCTCATCCATCAAACGTTCTATAGCTGCAATAGTCAGGACAGTCTTACCCAAACCAAGGTCGTAAGCAACTAGCATCTTCTGGCGCTCGCACATGCGGTCAACAGCCTCAGGTTGATAAGGCAAAAGGGTTCCTGTAAATGTCACAGAGGTATCTCGTTAACTCTATCTTTAGACCAATGGATATAAGACCTAATATAGACAAGAGCGTAGGCAAGAGCAGAAAAGATAAAACCGTACTGGTCAGTAGTTAGCGCGTAACCAATCCACAAGACTTCGTTAAAAAGAAGCACTAGCCAGCCCCAAATAGTTTTACGTCCAACAAAGTAAATCCCGCCTACACCTATAACAGCAAGGACCCAGGACCCATACTCCATAATCATGAGTACCCTCTCATTCTAGTTTGTATAAGAATCTTAAGGTCATCAAGGGTACCGTTGTTAAGAAATATTTGGTCAACCTTTTCACCATCCATGGCGGTCTCTGACGAGTGAGCATTTACTGGGATAACCCCACTGCGCCTTATGCGCCAAATCTGTGAGTTGTCGTAGTCTCTAATAGCCTTAGCTTCATTTGGATACCTAACATCTGTAATAACATAGTTAACTTCTCCAAACAACTGAAGTTCATTTAATGCTTGCTTTACCCAAAACATATCACCAAAAGTTTTACGAGCGCCGACACCTAGACTCTGTAACATAGTGCGAATTTCTGGGAAAGCAGTCTTGGCAACATCCCAACCGTAACTATCAACAACTGGTTGGACCCTATACCCACCATCTTTAACTATAGGGTTCATCTCATAAAGAAGTTTGCGAATAGGGTCTGCAAAAGCTATGCGTGTATAGCCATAGTTTTTAACAAGGATATCAGCAACAGAGTCTTTGCCAGACTGTGCATAACCTGTAAGTCCAATAATCATCGAAGCGCCTTCTTTCCATGAACCATGTGACGAGCCTTCTCTAAGCCGTACTGTATCTCGGCTTTGCTCATTCCGCCAACATCTTTCATTTCGGTCTGCTCATAATTAAAAAACCAAGCTTCCTTGCCATACTCTTGACAAAGAATTAAAAGGTTTACGGACGACTCACGCCCAGACGTATCATTGTCCATAGCAAAGATAACCCTATCGGCTCCTCTAATAACATTAAACTGTTGCATGGATACTATTGAACCGTAGGTACTAACCCCACCTTTAATCCCTACAGACGCTAAGCGAACAACGTCTAACGGCGACTCAACAACAATCATGTCTCCGCCTGTGTATTGTTTAAAACCAAATAGGGAGTTACTTTTCTGCACACCTGTAGGTTGATTTCTAAAAAACCTAGACTTGTGACCCTTCTCCTGCCACCCCAATAACTTATGTGTGTATGGGTCGCGGATAACGGTAATCCAATTACTGTGTCTGTTATCCCACAACACTTCATACTCTGCTGCGGTTGATGCTGTTAACCCTCTAGCTTTTAAAGCGTCATCTGGTGGAGTACCAAACGCAGCAAGCATAGACTCCGTTATATAAGTTAACTCTTCAAATATTTTTTTAGGCTTTACTGCTTTTTGTAGTGCAGCACTAAGATTTGTTGTTCCATCTTCAAGCCACTCTTTAGATTTATCAAAGTCCCACTTTTGAATATAGGAAACCAAGGACAGCAGTCCGCCTTTGAAGTGGCATGAAAAACAGATATGGGCACCTGTGTCTGAGTTAATCCACCACGACGGGTTACGGTCTTCGTGGCCCGTACGCTCAACGTGTGCTGGGCAATAGCCTTGGATTTCGGAACCTCTAGTAGAAACAACTTCAATACCTAGCCTTTCAAGTGTGTCTTCCATTTCCTCTATGGTCATAGGTCACTTCCATCAATCTCACGGAACTGGCCATTATTCCAATCCCACATAAGTGATACCTCTGCGCGTCCAGAGTTACGGCTATCAAGAATCTTTAATAAACGTGTGTCATCTACCGCTTCATCTTCACGCTGTAAACCAAACAACACGTCTGCGTCTTGGTGGAAAGAAGATGAGTAACCAATAGAGTCGGCTGTTACCTGACCCTTGCTCATCTTCCATTTCAATGCTTGGGTTGATACAACAATAGGCACCTTAAACTTTTGAGCCATGCGCTTTAAAGAACGAGTAATGTTAGTAATAGCAAGTGGCTCGTTGGACTTACCAGTCTGCTCATCAATCATCAAATAGGTACCGTCAATAAATACAATGTCTGGATGCAAGACCTGAATTTTGCTAGCAATACCAGTTACGGTCATACCTGATGCGGCATCAACTAACCAGAACTTCTCACGCATCTTTGTAATGTTCTCAAGCTTTTGCTTATACCGTGCTTCTTCTTCTGGTGTTAACAAACCATTGATTAGTCGACTGTGGGAAATGCGAGCTCGCATAGAGTCATAACGGGTAATCTGTTCGCTGTTGCTCATCTCAAAAGACTGGAACATAACTTTCTTGTCTTGCATGTGCACGTTCTGTGCAATCTGTAATGCAAGAGTTGACTTACCAGTCTTAGGTGGGGCCACAATAACAATTAACTGCCCGTCTTGTAGACCACCAGTTGCTAGGTCCATAGTTGGGAACCCTGTTGGAACTCCAAGAAGTCCTGGGTTGTTCTTGCGATACTCATACTCATCCCAACGAGATAGTGGCTCGTTAGTTACATCTAGGTCGCTGCTTTTACTTAAGCCATCTTCTTCAAGACTGGACATCCCGCTCTGTAATGTAAGAAGCGCTGTCTCGTGGTCTTGAGCATCAATAAATTTAATAGCACCATCAATCATCTTGATGGTGGCTGCAACACGGCGCTCTTTAACTACAACATCTATTAAATACTCAAGAGAGTCTTGTACATCTACTAATTTATAGTTAGGAAAGTTTTGTTTAATTACGTCAAGGCTTGGGACTTCAGCGTAAGTTGTGAAGTGTTCTCGGGTTAGCTTCCAGACTTGTTTATTATCTGGGTCAATAAACCAGGAGTCATGTACACCACGTTCAAATAAAAGGGCTAGGTCGCGGTCAGCAAGAACTTTACTTAGTAATTTAGTTTCATTGTTCATAAGCCTTTAAAGTCCCGTCCCCAGTGCCCGTATCGTAGGAGCCTTGATTGTATATCAACGACACCTACAACTTCAGGTCTGAGGGGTAACTCAGATACTAAATGGTTGACCGTATCGTATGCCGTAAAGTATCTAAACGGGTTAGTACCTGCCTTGTCAAGCTGGTCAACCAATGTAGATAAATCTTGTTCCGTTAAATCATATGAAACAAGCTCTAATGTAAAGCCTGTTCTATTTGTATACAGGTACAACCAACTAAGGATGGCCCTGTCAATTTTTTTATCTATCTTAACAGTTGGAATTATTTTAAACTTTTTGCCTTTTTTAATTTCAAGTGTTAAAAAAATGTCGGTGGTAACCAGTAGCCTTTTTGGTAACTCGTTACTTATATCCCCATGCTTCATGGGGTTAGAATACCTCTATCTTTCCAAACTTGATGACAAATTCTCGAAAGTCTGTATTAGATTGGCGAGCTTTATCCGCGTCGTCTTTAGAAGCACGACTAGAGATTTCTAGAGGATAGTTTCCGTTATTATTTTCAATGCGCGTCTTTACAAACTTAACATGCTTGCAAGTGGCACGACCTTTAAAGCCAGGACATGTACAAGATAATTTCTCAGTTCCTTCTTGAACTGATACTTCGTAGATTCCTGGACCTGGGGTCTGAGTCTGGCTTAGGAAAACCTGTACCAGTCTGAACTCTTCATTCACAGTATTCCTCATTTACGTAGGTCTCCTCTTTGTGACACGACTGGTAAATAGGCAAACGCACCCCTTGCGAAACTCTCTGTTGCGTCCCCATAGAGGCCTGCCCAATCATTTAGTTCTACGTTTGTGGTAATAATAGTTGGTAATCCGTTGTTGTATCTAGTGCGCAAAAGATGATGGAGCATGTTCTTTTGCCACCCAGAGAGACCCGCATGTTCCTTACCAATATCGTCTAAAACTAATACACGTATATTGTAGGCATCCGCTAAAGACTCACCTAGAACACCATGATAGAGGGTGTCTTGGTCATCTGTCGGCTCATTCATCATAGAACCTTTGAGGTTTAAGAAATCATTAAAGGTCATAAAGTAACAAGGTCTAATTAATGACTCGCTAGCCTTTACGTCAAAGGCCTCAATTGGCAGGGTTAACATCATTTCTTGAATAATCG